CCTATTATAATAAATAAAGATTTTACCGTCATTGGCGGCCACCAAAGGATAACCGTCCTGAAGGACTTACAATACGCTGAAATCGACTGCATAATCATCGATGTGGATAAATCTAAGGAGAAGGCTCTTAACGTTGCGCTCAACAAAATATCCGGCTCCTGGGATATCCCGCTATTAAAAGACCTTCTCCAGGATCTTAATACTCAGAATTACGACGTTTCTTTTACCGGCTTTGATCCCGATGAAATTGAAGAAGTCATGAAAAAGAACAGCAACCCGGCAGATATTGAGCAACTCCTAAAGGAGGTCGATGTTGCACATGCGACAGAAAAGCCACTCTGGGTAACTATCCGCACCCAACCAGGAAAGATGGACATTCTGGAGCAGGCTCTAAGCATCCTTGAAAATAACGGCATAAGGGTGGAGCGTAGTTATGAGAAATAAGACATGGGGAAAGACTGATAATTCCATGGAGAATGAAAAGGCAGCCATGCGAGCCAAGTACCTCCCTGAAAACGCTTCCGTCCTGGATTGTTTCTGTGGAAACGGTGAAATGTACCGCCGGGCATACAAAGACCGGGTCAGATACTACCACGGCCTGGACAAGGAGAAGGTCCACAATTCTGACATATGTGAGATATTGAACAACCTGACATACATCCAGAGAAACAGCCTTGATCAATACAATGTATTTGACCTTGATGATTACGGTTCCCCTTGGAAACAGTTATATATCATTGTCAAAAAAATCCCGCCTGGTGAATACACGTTCTTTGTGACCGACGGTCTAGTCATGCACCAGAAAGTAGACGGTCAGGTTACTAAGTTTGTTTCAGCCACCGAACAAGTATCGCAGGAAATGAACCTGCCTGGCATTAATCGCTTCTATGTTGATATATTCGCAACCATGCTGAAAGACCTGGAACGCCGCTATAACTGCATAGCACGACTTGCAAAATATTTCCATAATGACAGAAGGTCGGTTTATTACTGGGTGGTTAAAATATGTAAAAATATAACAGAAGAAACCCGCAAAGCCTGATAAATGCCATATAGTACAATCGTTTTAATTTTTCTTAACTCTACAATGTATCGTTACAAAAAACTACGAGGCTACAAAAGAGTCTATACGGAGCGAAACAAAGGAAACAAGAGAAAACAGAAGAAAAACGAAGTAAGAGCGATATAATTTAAAATAGTGTTGCGAAATCCTTCATTTTGTGATATAATAGAAAGAAATGGAGGTTTTTCAAATGAGTGACAAGCTAAAAGTTATTTACGAACCGGCTGGAAGAGCCAGAGAATATTCGGCTTTGGCTGTAAATCTCTACTCAGGATGCAATCATGGCTGCAAATATTGTTATGCTCCGGACTGCATGCACAGAGATCGGCAAGAGTTTTATGACCGTCAATCCCCCCGTGTGGATATTATGAACAAGGTTCAGCACGACTGCAGGATTCTTGCCGGCACCAAAGAGCGGGTACTTCTTTGTTTTACCTGTGATCCATATCAGGAGCTTGACGATATTGAGCAGCTGACCAGAAAGACCCTTTGGATGTTCAAACTCCACGATATACCGTTTCAGGTGTTAACCAAGGCCGGACACCGCGCGGAACGCGACTTTGACATGTACGCGCCAGGGGATGCCTTTGCGACAACGCTGACGTTTGCCGATGCGGCGAAAAGCTTGTATTACGAACCGGAAGCTGCGCTCCCTGAAGACAGAATAAAAACCATCAAAAAAGCAAAGTCGCGCGGCATAGAAACATGGGTTTCTTTCGAACCGGTTTTGAATGACGACGAGGTATTTAAACTACTGGATGCAACCCACGAATACGTCGACTTGTACAAGGTTGGAAAGGTCAGCAGGTTCAAGCCTGATAAGGAAATTGACTGGGATAAATTCGCTTACGAGATCGTCAATCGTCTTGAAAAATACGGAAAAGACTACTACATCAAGGATGATTTAAAAAAACACTTAAACCCCAAGACTGCATAAATAGACAACCCGCAAACCCCGCCATATGCGGCATAGTACGGAGGCAGCAAAACCTTCCGGAAATGCTGCTTTTTTATGTACAAAAATAAGTACAAAATCAACCAGAAAGCTTGAAAGCACCGAGTTTACTGCATAGCAACGACTTGTTTACAGCGATTCTATACAAACAATTACTACAAACATACGCTATAAAAAACTACGAGGCTACAAAAGAGCATATATGGAGGTGACCACAATGACAGGCAGGAGCCGCGGAAGGCCCAAAACACCAACCGCCCTGAAAGTGTTGGAAGGAAACCCGGGCAATCGGACAATACCAAAAAACGAAGTCAAGCCTGCTCCGCTTGCGCCCAAATGTCCATCGTGGTTGCATAAATACGCAAAAAAAGAATGGAAACTATTGGCTCCAAAGCTTGAAGCTTTGGGGCTTTTAACCGAAGTGGACATAAGTGCTTTCGCTTCATATTGCCAAGCATACGCCAGATGGCGCGAGGCAGAAGAGTTTATGACCAAACATGACAACACGATCTTCAAGACGCCTTCCGGATATTTGCAGCAACTTCCGCAGGTTGCGATCGCTCAAAAATACATGGCCTTAATGCTGACGTCTTTATCAAAATTTGGCCTGTCTCCATCCGACCGGGCGGGTCTGGTTGCATCAAGGCCTGAAGGAAAAAGCAATATGTCACGGCTGTTAAGCAGGTGATTGCATGACAAAGGCCGAACTGAAGAAGCTCGGAAAACAGAAAGCAGAAGACACGCTCGAATTTATCAGGCAGCTTAAACACGTCAAAGACCCATGGCATGGCGTGAATTTTACAATCCTTCCCTGGGAAGAAAAGATTATTAGAGACTTCTATGGCACATTGAAATCGGACGGGTTAAGACAGTATAAAATGGCCTACGTCGAACTCCCAAAAAAACAGGGTAAAAGCGAATTGTGTGCAGCTCTTGCGTTAAAGCACCTTGCGGCAGACGGAGAATGGGCAGCAGAGGTTTATGGATGCGCTGCAGATAAGATGCAGGCATCAATCATCTTTGACGTCGCCGTGGAGATGGTTGATCAGAACCCGGAATTAAAAGCAGTCATAAAGCCGATTCTTTCAAAAAAACGCCTTGTATACCTTCCGACAAAATCCTTTTATCAGGTTTTGTCTGCGGAGGCCTTCACCAAGCACGGACTGAATGTGTCGGCCTGTATTTTTGACGAACTGCATGCCCAGCCTAACCGCGACCTGTGGAATGTAATGACGTTCGGCTCAGGTGATGCCCGTTTGCAGCCGGCATTTTGGGTAATTACTACGGCAGGGGACGACCCGGACAGGCAGTCTGTTTGTTGGGAAGTCCACAGGAAGGCTGAAGGAATCCTGCTTGGGACGCGAACCGATCCGACAATGTATCCCGTTATATTCGGTTTTGACCCCGAAGAGCATCGCATATGGAATGGCTGGGGTTACGAAGCAGATCCGGAAGCGACATGGGAAACGCCAAAGGTTTGGAAAGCTGTCAATCCATCCATTGATCATACAATCAAAATGGAGACGGTAAAGGAAGCTTATGTCAGTGTAAAAGACAGTCCGGCCGACGAAAAGAATTTTAAACAACTAAGACTAAACATCTGGCACAGAGACAAACTTACAAAGTGGCTGCCCCTCTCCATGTGGATACAATGCGGCCAACTTGTTGTTCCGGACAAGCTAAAACATCGCGAATGTTACGGAGGGCTTGACCTGTCAACAAAGTTGGACATAACGGCGTATGTGTTACTTTTTCCCCCTACTGAACAGGATCCTTTGTTCCGAATTCTGCCGACATTTTGGATCCCGGAAGACAACATGAAGGAGCGTGTTAAAAGGGATCATGTGAAATATGATGAATGGGTAAAGCAGGGATATTTAAAGACAACCCCAGGGAACTATATAGATTACGCCTTCATTGAAAAACATATCAGGGATTCGTTTGGCGAGTTTGATATCCATGGGATAGGGTATGATGAGTGGAATGCGTTTGAAACACAGCAAAGACTTGTAGCTGATGGCGTTCCAGAAAAAAAGATGGTTATTGTCAGGCAGGGCTATAAATCGATATCTCCGCCCATGAGAGATCTAGAGGCCTGGGTAAAAAACATGATGGTCGCCCATGGCGGGCATCCTGTTTTTGAATGGATGTTTGGAAATGTGTCTGTTAAAAAAGATGAAAACGGCAATATTCGGTATGTAAAAGACTCGGAAACCGAAAGGATTGACGGTATATCCGCGCTAATAAGCGCTATTTTTGCTTATAAGTTACTGGGAGAGCAGAAGGGAAGTATTTACGATTCCCGCCCCGAAGGCGAAAAAGTATTGTGTTTTTAGGAGGATGCAAATGAAACTTGCATTAAAAATGCCTAAGGTTCGGCTTCCAAGCCGCGAAAAAACATCAGATTTCATATCAGAACTCGCCATACTGGCGGGTTTTTTAATGCTCGGATACGGGATATATCTGATTTATCCGCCGGCGATGTTTATTATTTGCGGAGCATGCCTCATGTGGTTTGGCTTCCCGAAGGGGAGGGCTAAGTGATGGGATTGATACGAAATACCATTGTTCGGAACCGGGCTTACACTTTGGCGGACTTCGACAAGGACTTTGTCCGGCATTTTTACAGCGGGGAACCCTCCAAGACCGGCGTACTTGTCAATGAAGACACTGCCATGAAGTTCAATGCGGTTTATGCCTGCATCCGGATCATCTCCGAAGATATGGGCATGATTCCCACGGAGCTTCGTCGGTGGCGGGATCCAAAGAACCACAGCAAAGGAAGTGACCCAGCCTTTGACCACCCGCTGTACGATGTTTTGATGTTCCAGCCGAGCCCGGAGCAACACAGCATGATCTTCGAGGAAACCATGCAGGGCCATATTCTAAGCTCGGGCAATGCTTACGCGCTCAAGAGTTGGAATTGGAGAGGTCAAACAAGCGGACTGAAGTTACTCAACTGGGCCAATGTCGAACCAAAGCGCAGCGAAGAGACCGGCCTGATTGAGTATCATTTTGACGATCGCGGGAAAGACATCGTTTTCCGGTTTGATGAAATATTCCACATTCCGGGAATGGGTTTTGACGGCATTGTGGGCTATTCGCCCATCGCAATGGCCCGCGAAGCCATCGGGCTT